CTCCCTTGCATTGGTTAGAGCCGGTACGCCGATACCTCTAGCCGTCTAGACGGTGGGAATAGACCACAAAAATTTTTTCAAACGTTTGAAGCTTGGATACATAAATTTTAACCTTTAAAAATGGCTTTTCAATCTTCTGTAAACCCGGCGCAGCTTACGCGTCCGGGTCAATCTAATGCGACGGGTGATGCCCGCGCTCTCTACTTGAAGCTTTTCAGTGGAGAAATGTTCAAAGGATTCCAGCACAATGCTATTGCTCGGGATCTGGTTATGCGTCGTACGCTGACCAACGGTAAGTCCCTTCAGTTCATCTACACGGGTCACACCAAGGCTGAGTACCATACTCCTGGTAACAGCATCCTGGGTGATTCCAACGGTGCACCTCCGGTGGCCGAGAAGACCATCACGGTCGATGATCTGCTGATCTCCAGTGCATTCCTGTACGACCTTGATGAGACTCTTTCTCATTACGACATGCGTTCCGAGATCTCTCGTAAGATCGGTTACGCTCTTGCTCAAAAGTATGACCGTCTGATCTTCCGTGCCCTGACTCGTGGTGCACGTGCTGCTTCTCCGATCACTAAGACTAACTATGTTGAGCCCGGTGGTACTCAGATCCGTGTTGGTGCTACTACCAACGCTTCTGATGCCTATGATGCTCAGAAACTGACCACCGCTTTCTTCGATGCTGCTGCAGCTCTCGATGAGAAGGGTGTCAGCCAAGACGGACGTGTGGGGGTCCTCAACCCGCGTCAATACTATGCCCTGATTCAGGAAGTTGGCAACAACGGACTGATCAACCGTGACGAGCAAGGCGCTGCCCTGCAGTCCGGTCAAGGCATTGTGGAGATTGCTGGTATCAAGATCTACAAGTCCATGAACATTCCGTTCTTCTCTCAGTACGGTACCAAGTATGGTACTGGTTCTGCCACTAACCCCGGTATCACCGATCCTGGTAACACCGGTTCGTTCGTGTCTGAAGCTGTTGAAGATGCTGCTAACGATGTTACCGGTATCAACAATGAGTACGGTGAAGAAACCGAATTCGCTAACAGCTGTGGTCTCATCTTCCAACGCGAAGGTGCTGGCTGCGTGGAAGCTATCGCCCCTCAGGTGCAAGTCACCAGTGGCGACGTTTCTACCATCTACCAAGGTGACGTGATCTTGGGTCGTCTCGCCATGGGCGCTGACTACCTGAACCCCGCCGCCTGTGTGGAACTGTTTGCTGGTACTGCTACCAAGCCTGCCGCCTTCTGATTGCGGTTATACGGGAGCCTCTTCGGGGGCTCCTTTTTTTTAATTCTTTATTGAGAATAATACTCATTATCAATTATGCCTTACCTATCTACTGGCTCCACTGAGCTTAAAGCTGTTAATCAGATCCTGGCGTCAGTTGGTCAGGCTCCTGTAACCACGTTGACAACTGAAGAAACCCTGGTACTCAATGAGGTGAGTCGTTTTCAAGGGTATATTAATGGGACTACTCTTTATACAAGGAAGAGTGATCTAGCTCAAGGTACTTATATCGGTGGTAATGGTGTTCAAGTTAACACTTCTATTGCTACTGCACGTACTACGTTTGCTCCAAGTGGTAGCTGTTCTGGTACTACACTGACTTCATCTTCTGCATTTATTCCTAAAGGTGCACGGATTACAAGCAGCATTATCACTACACCAGTAACAGTAGAAAGCGGTCCAACTGCTAACGGTGCTAATTTTGATTACACTATTAGTGTCGATACTACTGCTGCAGACGCACAACTAACGCTTGACCCCATTTATTATAACCATACCCTAAACATCAACCATACTACCAATGTAGGTAATACGGTGATTCAAGCTGATTTGACTCAATCCAAGGTGGAAACTAGAGTTGAAACTCAAGCCAACCCGGACGTTGCGATTGCACTCAACACCCTGAGAGAAGTGTCACGTGAGGTACAGAGCGAAGGATGGACATATAACAAAGAATTTAATTACGAACTTACGCCAGATAATAACAACGAAATTCTTATCCCTGATAACATGTTGCAGGTAGACCTTAACCTCTCTGCTAAAAATTCAGGTAACCGTGAGTTTGACAGTATTATCCGTGGAGGTAAACTCTACGACAGAGTTAACCATAGCTATGAGTGGACTGCTGATAGCGTCTATGTAGATGTTCTGTGGTATTTTGAGTGGGAGAATATTCCTGATATTGTTCAGGCATATATCGTAGCACGTGCTGCTTCTGTTGTGTCGAGTCGTATCATTGGAGACCCTAACCAATATCAAATGCTGCAACAAAAGGAGGCTTATGCACGAGCTATGGCTTTGGAGTACGAATGTAACCAAGGTGATTATTCCTTCTTTGGTGAACCGCAGGGTCAGAATTATTACAATAGCTACAAACCGTTCCATAGCCTGCAACGATAATGCCAGCAGTAACACAACAGATTCCTAACTTTCTTGGTGGTGTATCCCGCCAAACAGACGATAAAAAACTACCCAACACGCTAACCGAATGTATTAACGGTTACCCTGACCCAACCTTTGGTCTTTTGAAACGACCAGGTATGCGTCATACTAATGTTCTTAAAAAGGCAGATGGTACTGCTTTTAGTAAATCAGAACTAGCTAATGCTGCATGGTTTTTTATTGACCGTGGAGCTGCTGGTTCGTATGTTGGAGCAATTAAAGATACAAACATCTATATCTGGACTGCTGAAAATGGTACGTTCTGTACTGTAACTGACCCTGACAATACTAGTCCTTACCCTACTGGTTACCTGACAGGTACTAAGCAATCTGATTACCATTTCCGTAGTATTCAAGACGTTACCGTTATTACCAATAAAACGGTGACTGCTGAAATGTTGCCAGATGATACATTTGTAGCTAAGTCACAGGGTACTTTAAAGCTTAAATCTTTGATCAACAGTGACGTTCATACTGTAAAGATTAAAGGTGTGGTTGATGGTACTGAGCAAAGCGCTACTGCTACTGTACAATCTTCTGCAACTTATACTAGCTTCCTTTCGGGTACTGATACTAATCACGATCTTTTTGGAGCCGTCAAAGCTCTTTTAGAAGCACGTCAGGCTGCAAGTGATACAGAATTTGACGGTAAATGGTATCTTAACTCCTATGCTGACAGTATCCAGATCCGCCGTACAACTGAGGCTAACGCTGTTGTAACCGACCAAGAGCCAGGTGATGGTGTTACCTATAAATACTTTGAAGTTAGTGGTCTTGGTGGTGTTGGTAACGACGCTTTAGAATCATTTCAAGACTCAGTAGTCACTATTGACCAACTGCCAATTGAATCATTCCATGGGCATGTAATCACAATTTTGAACAGTTCTACTGCTGAAGATGATTATTATCTAAAATTTGTTGCTGAGGATGGTGTTGGTGGTGTAGGTTATTGGGAAGAAACACGGGCACCTAACGTTTCCCCTGGTCTTGATAACACCACTATGCCACACGAATTGGCTAATACTGGTGCTACTACGTTTACGTTTGGTCCTGTTGAGTACCCTGAACGTAAAACTGGCGATGATAACACTAATCCAAAGCCCTCCTTTGTTGACAAAAAAATTGCATCTACGTTTTATTTTAACAATAGGTTTGGTGTCTTATCTGAAGATAATGTCATCCTAGGTGTAGCTAATAATGCTTACAATTTTTTTGCTAGATCTGCATTAACTCAGATTGATTCTGATCCCATTGATTTGAACGTATCTAGTGTGCGTCCTGTTAGGCTGTTTGATGTGTTACCATCACCGCAAGGTTTGATGTTGTTTAGTGAGCGTCAACAATTCCAAGTGTATGCTGCTGACGGTGATTCTCTTACTCCTAGTTCTGCGTTGATTCGTGCACTTTCTAACTATGAGATGGAGTCAACCATCAGTCCTGTAGACATGGGTACTACTACTACATTTGTCAGTAAGGTATCTGGGTACAGTAAAGTGTTTACCTTGTCTCTACGTGATGTAGACCAAACACCTATCGTTGTAGACATTAGTAAGGCTGTTCTTGAATGGTTGCCTAATACAATCAGCTCTATGTTTACAAGCCCACAGAACTCTCTTGTAGGACTTGTCGAACGTGATACATCTTATATGTACTTGTACCGGTTCTACAATAACGGGCAGGAAGATCTATTCCAAGCATGGACAAAGTGGGAATTACCTGGTTCTTTGCAAATTGCACATATCTTGAACGATGATATTACCATCGTATCACAGCATGAGAATGAGTACACCTTAGGTGTTATTAGTGTAGATGAATTGCCTTCAGGTGAAACTATATCTACAAACACTAGCTATACAGGTAATGTACCTCTTGACATGACGACACGTCCTGTTAGCCCAGACCCAGGTAATGTAGATTCAGTGGTCTATGACGAACCAAACGACATCACTAAGATCTACGTACCGTACACACCTATTGACAACAAAGAAGGTGTGATGCTTCTTACTGTACCTGTTGCTGATGAGGACACAGATTCTGAGCTGGACTCAGATCAAGGCTATTGGGCAAGTACTATTGAACGTACTGAACCAAGCACTGGTTACAGATACTTTGAAGTAAAAGGTAACTTTACAGACTATGCTGATGGTATTGTAGTTGGTTACAGTTATGACTTAGATATTACACTACCTAAATTTTACTTCCAACAGGGTCAACAGGGTTCTGATTATACAGCAACTCTAACTATTAATAGAGTTCAACTTGCTACTGGTCGTACTGGAGCCATCCGTTTTAAGATCAAACCGGTAGGATCTAATGAGTGGAAAGATGTACAACATACTATTAAGGCTGGTATTTACCAAGGTGATACAAGTCCTGTAGTAAATGAACAGATATTTACTCTACCTATCCATCAACGTAATACTAATTTTGAATTAAAAGTGACAAGTAATTTTCCATACCCTGTATCGTTGGTGTCAATGATGTGGGAAGGTAACTATTCCCCACGATTCTATAGGAGGGCTTGATGTTTAATCCAAAACAAAATCTATTGGAGGAGCAGCTTGCCACTTCTGGTCTTGAGATGCAGTGGATTGGAGCTGCTATTAGTGCAGGTACCGCAATTGTTGGCGGTATTATGGGCAGCAACGCTAAGAAAAAGCAGAACAAACAAGCTGAAAAAAACGAAAAGGCTCAAAAAAAGGCTGCTAAAGAGCAAGCTAGAGCTACTAATAGGTATAATCAACAGGTTTTCCGTGCTGAACAGCAAAATTATTTTAATAATAGAGCCCATCAGTACGAAACTGCACTTAAAAACTGGAGTTATAACCAGCAAATTAAGGACTATGAGTACAATGCAGTTGTAAAACGGTATGCTAAATCAGTTGAAAACACAGAAAATCAACTGATTTTTAACAGTATGGCTGCAATGGATGCATATGCAGCCGAACAAGCTGCTCTAAATGAAATTAGGGCAGAAGATGCCTTTAACCAGCAGGGTGCTCTTGTCGATCGTTTGCAGCAGGAAGGTGAAGCTGAATTGGGGCAGGCTGGTGTTTCAAGGAGCAAAGCAATTCAATCAAGGATTGCAGCGGCTGGTCGTAATTCTGCTATTTCAGATGCAAGCCTGAAGAGTTCTGTTGAGCAATCACAACGCAACATGCGCCAAATTGCTATTCAAAAGTATGCTGCAGACATGCAAGCTAAAGCATCTATGATGATTAGACCTGAAGAGCTGCCTGATATTCCTATGCCAGAACTAGGACCGGAAAGGGTCTTTGTTGAACCGATGAAAGCTACCCCACAATTTATCCCTGAAGCTATTAAACAAGACACCACGCTACCTATTATTCAAGGGATTGGTAGTGCTGCATCTACTTTGGCTAAGGTTGATTGGAGTAATGCGTTTGGTGGTGGCGGTACCGACAGTAATGTAAACACCCAAACCACTGATGGTAATACATCAGCAGCTGTTAAAGCAGGGTGGCCAGGAAGCCGTCTTTATTAATTACTAAACTATGAAACAAGTACAATACAGAAGGGCTGCTCAATCAACTGGCTTCCGTCCTGTTCAAATTAGTGGGAATGAGATCGCACGTATGCGTGAAGAAAGCGCCCGTGTTGTGCAAGGTATGCGCGATGTACGGGACGCTGAGATCCGAGAGCGTGAACGACAGCTAGCTGATGAAAAACAAGCCCAACAGCTAGAAGCTAAACAAATCCAAAGGAACCGCCAAATTCAAACGGCAGCTCATCAAAACACGATAACTGGTCTGCAGGAGGAAGCCCGTGTTAAGCAGGCTCAATACCAGCAAGACCTAGAAGATAACACTAAAATTCTACAAGGTATCTCGACTCTTAGTCAGTCTGCTGACAAAGCTTATACACAATATGTCGAAGCTGAGGAAGATAAGACTATTGCTCAAGAGCTAGAGGACTACCTTAACAACCCTAATGATGCGATTTTAACATCTCTTCGTAGTGAACTGGGTTTAGATGTTCTAGATGAAATGGAACAGTCTAAACTGGATGAGTATGTAGCAGCAGGCGGTGACCCGTTGGTGGCTGCTAAAGGTCGTAACTACAGCAACCGTGTTCGGCGTGAGATTCTAAAAGGTAAGGCTGCTTACTTCTATCAATATAAATACTCTCAACTGCTTGACGAAGCTATTCGAGCAGAAGAGGATCGCCTTGGTCGCAAAATGCTTTCGGCAGAACTTGCTGGCTATATGACTGAGGTTGGTGGGATTGTTGCAGAACGGTTCAGAAACCAAGGTGGCATGACCCTTAAACCTGGTAGCATGAGAACTGCTCTGGAATATAGGGAAAAGATCCACATGAACCGGCTGTCTACAGCTCGTTCACAAGAAATTGAAAATGAACTCAAGCAAACCGCTGATAATGCCACCAGCATTCTAACAAACAATCCTGCTGACTTTGAGCAGAACATTGTTTCATCTTTCCAGATGTATCGCCGTGCTAAGGGTAATGACTATGCAGCAGCACATGACTGGTATGAAAGTCTTTACACAATGCGTGGTCCTGATGGTAAGTATTTGTTTACTGAAGAGCAGTTAGCAGGTACTGTGCTGATGGCTGGTGAAAAAGCTTATGCACTACAGCGTCCAGGGCGACATGCTGCCGGTCTGCGTGCACGGATGATTGACGACACTAAATATAGAAAGGAACAGATTACTGCTGAAAACGTTGCCTTTAAAGAAGCAGAGCAGAACTCACTTGAGCAGCTGACAAGCAACCCTACCAAAGAAACTGCTGATGCAATTGTAGGTTATTTTAGAGATACCTACGGCAGAGTTCCTGAAACCATTACTAAATTCCAAGAAAACTACACTGTTGAAGCTGAGTCTAAAGCTAAACAGATTGAACAGCTTGAAGCTATTCCTGATGGGTTTATCCGTAAAGAGCATGTTGATGCATTGAAAAGGTTGGATGTTAAATCTGGTAATGAGTTAGAGAAACGTCGTGCTGCACAAGAGGCTAAGTATAACTCAGGTATTTATAAAGAGCAATCAGATGCTTTTAAAACTGCTGCAAACGGTGTAACCAGTTTTGGTAGCCAAAAACCTAACAATGCTAGTAGTCTATTTCTTCAGCAAGAGATGCGTTTTCGTTATATCGTTGAGTATGTAATAATCTTCTTTTAAAAGCAAATGTACCAGCAGTAGCATGATTAGGTCCATATGGTCCAAATTGCCACATCTGATTAATATGTTTAAAATAAATGTACATTTCACTTGCACCAGCAGCTAATACTTTTGGATTCTCTAATAATTTTTCCACGGCATGACTTACTCTAGTAGGAGGATAATAATCATCATCATCCATATAAACAATTATCTCTCCAGAACAATGTTCATGCATAATGTTTCTCTTCTTTCCTAATGTTACTTTACTTTCTAATTCTATAT